TTAAACCTGCCTCAGATTGACGAAGAAGCCACTAAAGCAAAAGCAGAGCAGCTGCTTGATAAATACCGGTTATATCTCTTACAGGTGCCAGATGATTTTTTGCCAAAGGTTACACCTACTTATAGCATTGTTCCGCCAAGTATCACGAATGAGTTTCATTCCTCAACAGAAGAGGCAGCATTAAAGCGTCTTGATTGGGAGATTCAGCGTGACAAATTCTTAAAAAGGATTCAAAGGGCTGTTAACCGGCTTTCTCAAAGAGAACGGCAGATCATTGTCATGCTCTATATGCAATCGGAAGAAATGTATGATTATGAGGTATATGCAGAAATGGGCTTGAGTCAGCGCAGCTATTATCGTATAAAAGCAAAAGCTTTCTATCGGCTTGCCTTTGCTCTTCGTGTGGAAGTCTATAAGGACGGAGGCGCGCCGGAATGAATTTTGTTCAACCGATAAGGGATTTAGATCAGATTTATTATATTAAAAAGTACCTGAAGCACGGAGCTAACGAAATCATCTTCTTTTTATGGATGGAATTAATTCAGACCAGTGTATATCAGACATGCGGCTTTTAAGGTTTAGGGACGTGAAGTGTATATATCGATCTGCAGAAGCAAAAGACAAAAAAACAGAATCAATAACGCACGTTGCCTTGCTGCAGGGAACCAATCCAGCCCCGACATCGTGTTGAAGTAAACGGGTATCACTCAAGACACAACGGATAGAACAATGAACGACTTTAGTTTATAAGCTCATTTTTTTGAACGGCAGGTGAGTTTTTTATATTGTAACGGGTAAGTAACAAAGTAGAAAATTCTATTTGGATTGTTAGTTTGAAGTGCAGTTGGAATAAAAATCAGTTCTAGGGTAATAACTGGGGAAATAATAATTAAATTGACAGAAAAAGAAAGCTAGGTGATAATGTGAACAAAGGGAGGTTGAGGTTTATGGCGACTTATGTTGCTCATAATCGTGACTTATTTCTAAAATTAAATGTAACTGGAATGGCTCTAAAGGCTTCAATTGCGAAATTATATGCTCATCATTTAGCGGTTTCTGAAGAGAAGAGAAAAGACAGAGAGTATTATGATATGTATTTAAAAGCTTATTCGGATGATCAAGATGACTTGAATTATTCTGAGCTCTTCACAAACATTTCATTAGAAGCTGATAAGCTAATGAAGGAGAATAATGATTAAATGAAAAAAACTGATCCTTCGCGAGGGGACATATATTGGGCTGACCTAGAGCCGGTTAAGGGATCTGAACAAGGGGGATCTCGACCGGTTTTTGTTATTTCTAATAACCTTATGAATAAAACAGCTCCAATCTGTATATGTGTGCCTATTACTAGACCCGGGGAAAAAATTAAAAAGTATCCATTTAATGTGGAATTTGAAAAAGAGGATTGGCTAATTTCACAGGAGGCTATAACAGAAATTGAAAGGCTAGGAAACAGCTTCGCTAATGCAGGAGGGTTTCTTTTATGTAATCAGGCTAGGGCAATTAGCAAAAACAGATTATACGTAAGGATGGGGCGTTTTGAAAATGAAAGTAATCTAAAGAAAGTTGAAGAAGCTATTATTCACTCTTTTGGGTTGAACATTTGTGAAAGCTGTGAAACACCACTAAGAATCGGTGGTTTAAAATGCGCAAAGTGTCATAAAGTACATAGCAAGAGGTGTATGGGGTGCGGGACCATACATTCAATAAAATATAAATTCTGTCCAGAGTGCGGAAGAGGTGTTAAGCGATGAGTGACAGCATGTCAAAAGATGAATTCATTGAACTTCTTCTTGAAAATGTTACAAAAATTTCAGATTCTATAGATTTAATCATTCATACAATTAATGGGTTAATTAAAGATGGAATCAAAGTGTCAGAAGTTACTACGGAAGATTCAAAGCTGCTCGCGTCCTTAAGTCAGTTAGTTAAACATATGGAAAATCTACATTCTACAAAACATGCATTTAGGGAAGTGGAGCCTGAATTATGGAAAATTTATATACAAGCGACTGAGGTGATTCTAACTGGAGTAATGATGCTAATCAAATTACTTCAAAGCGGAGATAACATAAATGGTTCAGATGAGCTTGTATTCATAGTGAATAAATTGTTTGAAGGCTCTCAAATAATCGTATCATTAGTTGATCAACTTGTATAACTGAAAGAGATTAAGTGCACCTTATGTAGGTGTGCTTTTTTTCTTCTAACTAGAGAACACTACCATTAACTTAAAAGAGAGGGATTAGACATAATATAAGTTATAATTAATTGGTTATGAGGAAAATGTTGTAAGTTTTTCGTGGTGTCGTCGTGTTATAGGAGGTGAGCGGTCTGACTGCTGCAGAGCAAAAAGGAATGTACTAAAACGATTTTGGCAGAAAGCTGGCACGATAACGGCACACCATTTTGGTTTTGGTCATGTATCATGGTAATAGGTAATAAATCGACAAGCGCTTTCCCATTCGGGAGGGCGCTTTTTATTTTGTGAAAAGGGAGCGGCGTTACATGGAGTTGAATCTGTCATATATGAGCATTTCTGAGTTGTTGGAAAAGGCAGCAGAGAACAATGAAATTATTTATACAAGATCAAATCAAAGGCTTCTCGGCAAAACAACTGCATTGATCCAGTTTGCGAGGGAAAACAATTCTCCTATTCTTATGCATGATTCGAGAGTTGCAAAAGACTATCAAGAATTGCATCCAGATTTAACATTCATCAGTTATGAAAATGAGATAGCGATAGACGGACTCACAAACGTTGTATGTGATGAAGGCGTGCCTTTATGTGTTGTTGAGAGACTGCATGGACTTGGTCAATTGTTAACAGGATTTGCGCGAAAACCATTCTCGGAAGAAAAGTCTTTTTGTCCTTTTGTTGTTGCCACTGATGCTATTTCTTATGTCAGTAGTAAATACGGCGTGGATGTTGCTATTCCAGAAAAGGATTTCAGCAGCCTGACGGTTGAACAAACCGAAGAACCACCTTTAGGTGTAATGCCTAAATGGTTGCATGATGAACGCAGAGCAGAAGAATTAAAAGCAGCTATTAAAAGATTCACAAAGGCACATAAGAGCGTTCCTGCTGAAATGATTGAAGAATATAACTTGTTATTCGAGTCATTAAAAACGCGCCGGAGGAGAATGTCTTAAGGCAGAAATTCAGAAAAAACATGAAGGAGGATACGGGATGAAAATTTTAGTTATTAAAACAAACAAACACCTTAAAAATGAAACAAAAGAAGCAATGCGCGTAGAAGTTGAAAGGGCAATTGAAACAGGTGTCATGTTTCTTGATGGTGGATTAGAACTGGAAACGGTTGAGGTTGATGAATTCAAAATTGTTGATGAGCCGGTTAAGGAAGAAAAATCTTTTTCCCAGGGCGTGATAAGTTTTATTAATGATGAGGAAAGCATTCTTACTTTTAGAAAAGCAAATCCGCAATTACTTAAGATCGAACTTGATGATATTGACTCTGTGCCTCGTGTTTATTATAAGGGTGAACAGATTAAGGAGATTATCAACACGGACTTTTCCTACTTAACAAATACCGAGTTAATTAACCCGACCCATATTGATATTGAATACATGGATGCAGATAGCAAGTTTGGGACAAAGGCTATTGTCCATAACAGGCATCTTGTCAATGAAAGAGATTAAAGGAGGAATCACAATGACTAAACAAATTATCAATAAAACAGCTCAAGGCGTAATGGTGTGGGATACAGAGGAGAAACGTTCATACCTGATGACAAACGATGAAGCATCCAAGCTTGAGAAGGAGCAAAGCACGCCAGAAGAACCTACAGCAGATAAGGCAGAGGAAAAGCCAAAGCAGACCAAAACCAAACCAGCATCAAAGAAAGAAGAAACGACTGACGGCGAATGAGGTATTGCATTTCTAACGGCTGCACCTCATTAGTCGAGGAAGGTACTTACTATTGTGCTGACCATAAGCCAAGGAAAAGAAAGCGTGATGGCTTTCAGTCTGCTAATAAATCATTTTATAGAACAGATGAATGGAAAGACATGAGATCATATGTATATCAACGTGATAAAGGCGTGTGTCAGTGTTGCGGCAAATTCGTATTTGGTCGAGATGCACACGTCCATCACATCGAGCCGATTTCAGAACGTCCAGATTTAAAGCTAGATGAAGAGAATTTGATTCTGTATTGTCCCAAGTGTCACGCTGAAGAAGAAAACAAAAATAAAAAGAAATCCCCCCCTACCATTTTTCAAAAATACTTTTAGTTTGGGGATAGGATAGGGGGAGTCACGCGTGTATTCAAATGAAATTTTAAAGGGGGGTGCATAGGAAAAATGGAAAAAATGACAAAACAGCAGCGTGCAGCACATACCAGAAAATTGAATAAAATTCGCAAAGAAGAAGAGGAAAAAATCATTGGTTGGTTGAAAGAAATCGGCACCTATTCCCATACCTTAACACCCCTCATTGAAACGTATTTAGATGCTCACCTTGTCTATACGGTAATGTATGAAGAATGGCGGAATGAAGGCTTTCCGGCTACTAAAGTTCATGTGAATAAAGCCAAAGCTAAAAACGAAATGAAGCATCCATTAGCGCAACAAGTCGCTGACTGGAATACCAAAATAAGCAAGCTTTTAGAGCAGCTAGGCCTGACGCCTAAAGTCGTAAAATTATTAGGCGGAGAGTCAAATAAAACAAGTGACGCTTTCCAAAAATTGCGCGATAAATGGAATGATGACAAGTGATAGAGAAGGGGAAGAACTACGCTCAAGAGTATGCAGAGAAGGTGCTGAAAAACAAAAAACTGCACTGTAAAACGGAAATAAAAGCAGTGGAGCGCTATCTTCGCTTGAAAAAGAAAAAGGGAATCCGGTTGGATGTTGATAGCGCAAATTGGGCTATGGATTTTATTGAAACCTTTTGCAGGTATAAAGAGGGTGAGGTTGCCGGCCAAAACATTCGGCTCACAGATTGGGAGAAATTCAATCTTACTTGTATTTTCGGTTTTCTTAAAAAGAATCGATTTAATAAAGAGGTTCGCTTGATTCGAACATCTTATATTCAGATTCCGAGGAAAAACGATAAGACCACGCTTGCGGGCGGCGTCGGCAATTATATGCTATTCGGTGACGGAGAGTTAGGAGCGGAATGTTTCTGTGCTGCTACTGAACGGGCACAAGCCGACATTGCAGCCTCCAAAATTATCTCGTCAATAGAAAACAGCCCAGATTTAAAAAGTCGGGCCACAATCTATAAGAATACAAATAAGGTGGTCTATTCTTATACAGTTGATGGCAAAAAGTTTGAGAATACATTTAAGCCTCTGTCAAAGAATACAACTGGCTTAGATGGATTTAACCCTCATTTTGTTTTGCTGGATGAAGTACACGCTCATGGAAATGCTGACATCTATGACGTTTTAAAATCGGGTATGGGTTCGAGAGCTCAGCCTTTGATGTTCATTATTAGTACAGCTGGAAAAGGGACAACCTCTGTAGGATTACAAATATATGAATACGCAAAACAGGTTTTAAGCGGGGCGCACGATGATGATTCATGGTGGGTTTATATTACTGAGCCAGACAAAGGAGACAAATGGGATGATCCTGCAGTTTGGAAAAAGGTAAACGTCAATTATAACGTGTCTGTTGATGCTGATTACTTGCACGAGCGCTTCAAGGAGGCGCAGCTGTCTGCAGAACGTAAAGACGAATTTATGGCGAAGCATTTGAACGTTTTCGTCCGAAGTACTGGAACCTATTTTGACAAAGACATCGTTCAAAAAATGATTGAAGATGAAAACGGTGATCTTATAAAAGACCTGGGCGACTTGTCGGGAGAACAGGCTATTATTGGGCTTGATCTTTCACGAACAACCGACCTGACTTGTGTGTCTATCAATATTCCTTCACATAACGAAGAAGGGAAATCCATGCTAAAAGTTAAACAAATGTATTTCATTCCTGACCACAATCTTGAGGGACGGGAGAAATTGGAGAACGTCCCTTATCGGCATATGGCTGAAAAGGGCTTTTTGACGTTGTGTCCCGGTAAAACGATAGATTATGACATGGTTGTTGACTACATTGTGGAGTGCTCACGAGTTTATAGCGTTGAACAGGTGAATTATGACCCGGCCTTGTCTCAGAAAGTAATAGAGGCACTAGAGGCAGAGGGTTTAAACTGTGTAGAAGTTAAACAATATTCAAATGTGCTTAACGCTCCGTTCGATGATGCAGAGGTTTTAATGTTTGAAGAACGGATCAAAACGGATAATCCCCTTTTTGTTTATTGCACTGAGAACGTTGTGGCAGATAAAAACTTTCAAGGATTGAAGCGGCCTTCGAAAAAGCAAAGTAAAGCAAAAATTGACGGCTTTGTAGCGTTCTTGAATGCTCATAAGGAATCCATGATGATGCTAGTTGACTATGATGGAGACGAATACGACGCAATGCTTGAAGAATTGTACAGGTAGGGGGTGAAAAAGTGGGGGTTATTCGGAGTGTTCTGGATTGGATGAGCAAACGGAGCTTTAATTGGGTAGGCAGTTCTTATTTTAATTATGGTTCATCCCTAAATGATGAAAATATACTGAAATCAAGCGACACTTACAACTTGATGAAGCTGATTAGTGATCAAGTTGCCTTGGCAGAATTTGATGTTGAGGACATAGTGACGGGAAAGAAATCTAAAGACCCGCGGGCTGCTCATGCCTTGCGGGTTTTATCATGCCCAAATGATTATTTGACTAGCTTCGAATTCAAAAAGCTGCTAACAAACGTTTATTTGCTTCGTGGTGATGTTTACCCGTTTTATGATGGAAGTCAGCTGCACATTTTAAATAATGCTTATTCTGAGCTAACAAATTCAGGAGTAGAAAAAATTACAGTTGCCGGCGAAGTAGTGCCGGGGTACATGGTCAGGCATATAAAAAACATCGGGCTCAGCCATATAGAAGGCGTGGGCCTTTTAGAATTGGCGAGGGAAACGCTAGAAGGCGTGATGAACGCTGAAAAAGCGTTAACCGAAAAGTATAAAAAAGGCGGGCTCATGGCTTTCCTTCTTAAATTAGATGCGCACTTATCACCAACAAACACAACTCAAAACAAAACAGTCAAAGCCATTTTGAAACAACTTGAAGATATTAAGGATTCAGGAAAAACAAAAATGATTCCTCTAGGTAAGGGATACAGCATAGAGGCTCTTGAGTCACCCGTCGATGATGAGAAAACGCTCAAATACCTGAGCATCTATAAAAAGGATTTAGGGAAGTTTTTCGGGCTTGATAAGGACTTGCTGGACAAGCTCGAAGAAAAAGACATGGAACAAGCCATGATGAAACTTTATACAAGTTGCCTAAATCCTATCTTTCGCAATATAGAAGAACACTTGACTATCCTGCTGTTTGGCAAAAATAGCGGGCTGCGTCTCAAGTTGCGGCACAATCTCTTAGACTATGTCGGAATGAAAACAAAAACCGATATTGCTTACAACTTGGTGCGGACCTCTATCGCTGCGCCGGATGATGCTCGGGAAATGCTGGGCTTCAAACGGTTGGATACAGAAGAATCAAGCAAGCTTTATATCAGTAAGGACCTCGTTGGACTTGATCGTCTTGGTGACAGCTTGAAAGGTGGTGAGGATGATGGATAAGGAGCAACGGACGTTTCATATTAGCGGGTTGGAAATCAGAAGTCTTGATGAACAGAAGGAAACACCACAAATAACAGGTTATGGCGCTGTTTTCAATAGCCCTGCAAACATCGGAGGGATGTTCACAGAGGTTATTGCGCCGGGTGCTTTTTCGAGAGCCCTTGCGAATCAGTCAGACGTGAGGGCTTTGTTTAATCACAATTGGGATTATGTACTCGGGCGGACACGCAGCGGCACCTTAACGTTAGAAGAGGATGACAAGGGGCTCAAATTCACGGTTACGCCTCCGGCAACGTCATGGGCCAGCGATTTACGCAGCAGCATGGAGCGCGGTGACATTAATCAATGTTCTTTCGGTTTCAACGTCATTAAGGATGAATGGAACTATGAAACTGAGCCGGTGACACGGACGATTCAAGAGGTTGAGCTTTTTGAAATTAGCGTTGTGGCGTTCCCGGCCTATGAAGAAACTGAGGCGGTTCTCCGTTCAGGCGACATCTATAAACGGGCGAAAAAAGAACACGAATTACGGATGAAGAAACAGCAGATCATTAATAAAATTCAGGAGGCTACAAAAAAATGAAAAAGATTCTTATGAGACGTAAAGCAGCAATCGAAGCACGAATGAACGAAATCCGGGCTGATCTGGAAGGTGATAAAACAGAAGCTTCTGCGGTGGAACAGCTACAAAAGGAAGTTGATGATTTAGCTGCAGAATTGGAAGAAATCAAAAAAGCATTAGAAAATCCAGAGGACGACGAAGAGCCGGAAGATGAACCGGCGACACCAGCAGGCGGCGAAGAAGGGCGTACAGGGGATGAACCTGAACAAAATGAAAATCGCAGCGGTATTGATTCGGAGAAAAGAAATGCTATTGTGAATAACATTATGCGTTCATTGTCTTCTGAAAGCCGTACAAAGGCGAAAAAAAGCGAGCAACGTAAAGCCTTTGCAAACTTACTTGTCGGCCGCATCAGCGAATCTGAGGCGCGTGCGATGGGTGTTGAAACATCAAACGGAAAAGTATTGATTCCAGAAACGCTGTCAAAGGAAATTATCACTTATGCTCAAGAAGAAAATTTGCTGCGCAAATATGGCTCTGTGGTAAGAACAAAAGGTACACAGGGGTATCCTATTCTTGTTAAAAAGGCTAAAGCGCAGCGAATTAAAACCGAAAGAACATTAGAAAATCCAATTCCTCAAACTGATATTGACTTTGATGAAGTGTTCTTGAACCCTTCTGAGATCGATGCGCTTGTACTCGTTACGAAAAAGTTACTTGCCATGACTGATATGCCTGTAGAACAAGCTGTCATTGAAGAGCTAAAGAAATCTTACGTTGATCAAGAAGCAAACTATTTCTTTAATTCTACAGACAACCCGGGTTCTCTGATTCAAAAAGCCGTTGCATTTACACATTCTGATACAGACGTTTATAACAAACTTGTACGTTTGAAAAATACAGTACCAACATCAAAGCTGAAAAATGCACGCTGGATGATGAATAGATCAGCACTCACGGCAATTGAAACGTTGAAAGATAAAAACGGAAATCCACTTTTACGTGAATCCTATATTGAAGGATCGTTCGGATACAAAATTCTCAACTTTCCTGTGGATGTTACTGATTATGTTGACGCTGGCACGCCGGATGTACCACGTTTGTATTTTGGTGATTTTAGCTCATTCCACATTCAAGACGTTATTAATTCTATGGAAGTCAGCAAGCTTCTTGAAAAATACAGCGATACAAACCATGTGGGCTTTAAAATCTGGCATTTGAATGATGGTCAATTAGTCTATGGACCGTATGAGCCGACTGTATTCAAATTGGAGTTAACAGATGGCGCTACATCGGCTTAATGACAGATTAATAGAGCATTTGAAACTAGATGACAGCGAAGAAGAGTCTTTGCTGTCTTTTTATTTGGAGTCGGCCACGAATTATATCAAAGCCGCCACAGGGTACGAGAATGATCATCTGATTATTTTGCTTGCCGGTATTTTTTATGAATACAGGGTGACAGAGAAAAGCATGGCCCTTGCTGTCGATGCTTTAACGCCGTTAATCATATCGGCGGAAATGAGAGGTGAGGACAGTGGGGATGAATCCGGGGAATCTGAAACATCGGATTAGAATAGAAAAACGAGAGCCCGGGCAAGACCCGGTGACAAGGAAGCCTAAATATGTCTGGGCTCTATTTGCAAAATCATGGGCTGAGATTATGCAGCCAAAGGATCGATGGATTATCCAAGCAGCTGCAGAGCATCAAGAAACAACGGTCTGGTTCCGGATACGGCACCGAGAAGGTATAGAAGCAGGAGAAATGCGTGTCGTTTATAAAGGGCAGCCTTACAAAATAAAAGAAGTGATTCCGGATTTACAAAATAAAGGACTCATGACGCTCCAATGCGAGGGGTGGGACAATGAGAGTATCACTTGATATTGAGGGTTTAGACGATATGATCAGTCAATTGGAGAGAAAGGGAAAGGACATGCAGAAAGTAACGCCCAAAGCACTGAGAGCCGGCGGACGTGTCCTTGCTCAAGGCATGAAAGATGAGGTTCCTGTCTCTGACATTGATCATGTGCATATAAGGGATGACATTAAAGTCAGACAGACGCCTAAAAAAGACCGGCCGATGCCTGATGTCATCACCTTTGATATTGGACCTGGCAAGGAAACAGCGTGGAGAGCGCGGTTTGTTCATGATGGATTCGTGGCTGCTAACGGCCGATTCATCCGGGGCAATCCGTTTGCCGTCCGCGCTTTTCGTATTAAGAAAGAACAAATAGTGCAAGCCATTGCGCGAGAGTATCAAAAGGCAATGAGGTGATTTTATGATCAACTATGAGCCGGTCATTGCAACTGAACTATATGAAGATGAAACAATCAATCAATTAACGGGCGGCCGGGTATATGCGGGGGAGTTTCCGAGCGAATTTTCCAGTCAGTATCCTCACATTCTTGTTGCTGAGATGGACAACGTCGATGTGAGCTATACAGACAATAAGGCCCGAGCCTCAGAGATAGACATTCAGGTGAATATCTGGGTCAAGGCTGACGATAACATAGGCCCGTTACAAACCGCAGTTGATAACAAAATGAAGGCTCTTAATTGTAAGCGAATCACAGTTTCCTCTTTCAATGAGAGCGAAAGAGATGCGTTTAGAAAAGCCTTTTTATATAGAACCATAGTTAAATTAGAGGAGGAAAACAAATGAGCGTCATCGTGGGTTTAGAAAATGCAGTTTATGCAAAATTGATTAAAGACGAAAAAGGAAATATTCAATACGGTGAGGTCAAACCGTTTGCTCCGGCCATTCAGGCAAAAGTTGATACATCATCCGAAAATTCAACAATTTACGCTGATAACGGCCCAATTATCGTTTTATCAAGTATCGGGGAAACAAAGCTGAATTTCAGCACTACTGAAATTCCTCAAGAAGTCTTGTCAGATATTACAGGTCAAAAAATGGTGAAGGGTGTTATTGCTTGGCGTCAGGATGCCGTTGCTCCTTATGTGGCTTTCGGTTTTACAGGAACGAAAGAGGACGGCAATGTGCGGCATGTATGGCTGACAAAAGGGAGATTCGGAATCCCTTCAGCTGACTGGAAAACGAAAGAAGAGAAGATTGACGGGCAGACGGAAGAGATCGAGGGCACATTCGTACAGCGGGCGGATAAAGTCTTTAAAATCACAGGTGATAGCAGCGTGGAAGGTTTTGAGGAATATAAAGATACATTCTTTGATCAGGTGTTTGATTTAAGCAAATTAGAAGAAACTGGCGCAACAGCTGCCTCCCTTGAAAAGAATGAATCAAATACTGATGCAGCGGGGGTGACTGAATAATGAGCAAGCCTTTAGAGATTACACTAAGAATTGATGGTGAATTCCGTACCTTTACGCAGGAATTTGTTCCGTTCAAGATCAAAAGAAAAGCACTTGAAATTGAAAAGTTCATTCAAGAAGAAAAGCCGGATATTGAAGAAGTTGAAAAAAGACATTTTAACCTGATCGTTGAGATTTTTGAAAAGAAATTCACTTTAAAGCAGCTTGAAAATGGCTTGAATGCTATTGGTCATAATGAAGTGATTTACGACATTATCGGCGTTGGTATTTTAGGTTATAAATCACGGGAAGAGATTGAAAAGGAAAAAGAGGACCTAGACTTGGGAAAGCTCCTGGAAAAAATAATGGAGGAAAACCAACAGTCACCCTCGACGAAGCAATAGACCGAATTAAAGACATATATTTGGATTTATTAAAGCAAGGATGGACGCTGCATGACATTGATAACAGCGACTATCCTTTTTATGTTGAGCTGCTTGAGCATCAAGCGAAAAAGAATGATCCGGTACAACAGCGAAAAAAATCTTGGGAACAAGCCCAAGTAGTACCGATTGACCATGTATTCTAACGGGGAGGTGAGGGAATGGCTACCGAAAATCTAGGAAATATGATTATGCGTCTCGGTGTTGATGACAACGGCGTGTCGAGCAGCATGGAAAATATCACTGAGAAAATGAAGCTCGTACGAAGTGAAATGAAAGCCTCCGCCTCCCAATTTGGTCAGTTAGGTGATGCTTCTGATAAGTTACGTCAGAAACAAGACGGGCTTTCAAAACTGTATCAATTACAGGGTTCAAAGATTGAGCAACTCAAGAAAAAATATGATCAACTGGCGGCCGAAAAAGGTGATAACTCAAAAGCGGCCCTTGATCTTGCTGAGAAAATCAACAAAGAAGTCGCTAATTATAATCGACTTGGACAAGCCTTAGAGCGTACTACAGTTGAAATCAATACACAAAACTCTGCTTGGACAAAAGCCGGAAAGACTTTAAAGGAATACGGCGAGGATTTAGAAAAACAGGCCAATCGAATGAAAACTATCGGGACCGTTGGTTTTGCCGGAATTACGGCACCAATGGGGGCGCTGGGGCTTATGGCAATTAAGTCAGCTTCTGACGTAAAGAAAGCGCAAGGATCAATTCAAGCGCAAATGGGGCTCACAAAACAAGAAGCTGAGGAAGCAACAAAAGCAGCAACAAACCTATGGAAAGAGGGTTTCGGTGAGGACGTTGGCGACGTTACAAACGTGATCAGCAACGTCCGCCGAAACATTAAATCATTGGGGGATGCATCGAGCGAGACTGTTCAAAGAGTGACGAAAGACACGATGACAATTGCTGAATCGTTTGACCAGGAGGGCAATGACATCACAAAGTCAGTCAACGCCATGCAAAACTCTTTTGATAATCTGTCCGTTGATAAATCTATGGACTTGATTACCTCCGGTTTCCAGAAGGGCTTAAACTATTCTGACGAGTTTCTAGATTCTATCAATGAATACTCAAATCAATTCTCTGCTGCAGGCTTTTCAGTTGAGCAGATGTTTTCTATTTTCGAGGCTGGCGCAGAATCCGGAGCCTTTCAACTGGATAAGGTTGGCGATTTAATCAAGGAAATGAATATCCGTTTGTCCGATGGGACGGCGGACGATGCCATGGGGAAACTGTCCAAACGCACACAAGAGTTGTACGCCGAATTCAAAAAGACCGGCAAAGGCGGCGATGAGGTTTTTTCTGCTGTTATGAAAGACATTGACGGTATGAAAAACAAAAGCGAAGCCTATGTGATCGGTCAGTCTATTATGGGTACTCAATTTGAGGACTTAGGACAAAAAGGCGTCTCTGCGCTTGCGAATGTAAAGAACAGTTTCGACAACGTAGACGGAGCCACGAAAAAAGCCAGTCAGTCATTAAAAGACAACTTCGGTGACCGTGTGAAAAAGGACATGCGCGAGCTGCAAACTAACCTGATTCCAGTTGGTGAAATCCTGCTGGATAAGATTGAACCGGCTTTGCAAAAGACTGGTGAAATGATTGGCGATTTTACTGAGTGGTTTCAAAATCTTTCACCGTCCATGCAGAATACCGTTGTTATAGCCGGTCTGGTGGCAGCGGCATTCCCTCCGGTTGTCATTGCATTAGGCGCGGTTGTTTCAAGTGTCAGCACCCTTGTAGGCGCTATGGGACGAGGTGCGGCTGCGTTTGGTCGTTATCGTGCAGAGGCAGCATTGACACGTACTTCTACAGCTCAGCTGGCAGCGGCAAACACTGCGGCCTCTGTGAGCTTGGCAAAAGGTAACGCTGCGGTTACCCGGACCACTCGGGGCATGAGAGGAATGAATACCGCAACTATGGCGGCTTCCGGGGCTATGTCTGCATACGGCGGGAAATGGGGCAACGTCCTCGGCATTGCTACTATGTTTCTTCCTGAGATTTTAAAGGGCGGAAAAGGACTTCTTGGCTTCGGGAAAAACGCTGCCTCTGCTGGAACAGGGCTTCTCGGCTTTGGAGGAAAAGCAAAGACAGCGAGCACGGCGGCTACCACATTAAGCACCGGGGCAGCACAAACAACCGGGAAGCTGGCCGGGTTAGGCGGGAAAGCGTTAGGCCTTGTGAAAAGCTTCGGAAGTGTGGCGCGTGTTGCCGGCGTTGCGCGCCTTGGTTTCAGTGCCTTGGGCGGTCCTGTGGGCTTAACTATCACGGGGGTTTCCTTGCTTGCAGAAGGCGGATACAAGCTCTATAAGCATATGAAAGAGGAAACAATCCCGACGCTTGATAGTTTCGGGGATAGCGTCTCAAAATCCACGACAAAAGCTGTTTTGGGTTATAAAAACTTAAACGATAAGGCTACTGCTCAATTGAATCAGCTGAATTGGTCAGGGCAAAAGGTTTCGAAAGAAGCTGCGGACAATATCAGCAAGAATTTTAGTCAGATGGGCGATAAAATCAAAACGACTATCCAGACGAAAGGAAATGAGAGCTATCAATCCCTTAGCAAATTCCTTTCCAGCAGTAAGACGTTGAGCAATAAAGAGCAGCAAGCCATTCTTGATAACGTGAAGAAAAAGCAGGATGACCAAACGAAAAAGGTTAACGATGCACAAAACCAGATCAAAGCCATTTTGACCAAGGCCAGCAATGAAAAGCGGTCTTTGACGAAGTCAGAACAAGAAAAGATCAACTCTATTCAAAAGACGATGATGAATACGGCTGTTAAAACAATGAGTAAGAACGAAGCTGAACAAAAAATGATTCTTGGCCGGCTCAAAAACGAGTCATCCAATATCACAGCGCGGCAAGCTGCAGACACAATCAAAAACAGCATAAAAGCCCGTGACGGCTCTGTCAAAGAAGCGAAAAAGAAATACAAAGAGACGAAAAAGGCAATCGAATATGAGCGGGATGTCACCGGCTCTATTAGCGCTGAACAAGCAGACAAGATGATCAAAGAGGCAAAGCGCCAGAAAACAGATTCGATTGACGCTGCAGAGAAAATGCACAAAAAAGTTGTCAAGGAAGCCAAGGCGCAAGCCGGGGAGCACGCTGACGAGATCGACACAGAAACAGGCGACGTAAAAAACGGCTGGGACAAGATGATGGACAAAGTTGACAGCGCTTGGAGCTGGATCAAAGGTCTATTCTCAGGTGACGATAAGAAATCAAAGCCTAAAGAATCCAAGAAGAAGTCAGCTCCAAAAACTGCCGGCCGGTCATTAGGCGGCAACCAGATAGGAGCATACGCCAAAGGAACGTCAGCCTCCGGGCATCCGGGTGGCCTTGCTATCACAAGTGAAAAAGGGCGCGAGTTGATTCATGAGCCGGGAGTTGGTACTTATCTATCAGGCGATAACGGGCCGGAATTGCGGAATCTTCGCCCGGGTACTTCTGTTCTTCCAAATAAACACACGGAACGACTCTTGAAAAATTACGGTTTTCCGGGGTATGAGGGCGGTATCGGTAAATATTTTGACTGGATCATGAAAGGCTCGGAATATTTATGGGACAAAGCTTCTGGCATGTTCGGCATTGCAGACAAGTTAATTCCCAGCTGGTTCACCAAAAACAGCGGAAGCCCATTAAAAGCCATTGGCAAGCTGGCGCGTATCGGCGTTGATAACCTTATGGGCTCTATTGGTTCATTCTTTACTGGCGGCGGGGGCGGCTCTGCTGCCGTGAAAAAGTGGGTTGCGGAGGCTCTATCTATAAAAGGGCTTGGAGCTCAATATGCTTCTGCATTAGAGACAATTGCCATGAAAGAATCAGGAGGCAACCCGAATGTCGTAAATACATGGGATTCAAACTGGAAGGCTGGGCACCCATCACAGGGGCTTATGCAATTTATTCCGAGCACTTTCAACGCCTACAAGGAGCCGGGGCACGGAAATATCAAAAATCCGGTTGATCAGGTGTTGGCTGCAATCAACTACCTTAATAGAAGATATGGCGGCATCTTAAACCATCCGGGGCTCGTTTCTATGTCAAAGGGCGGTCCGTATGTGGGCTATGCCATGGGCGGGACGTCTCCGGGAACCGGCGGTACTAAGCTTGCTGCATTGAATGAACGAGGATATGACGAGCATATTATCACAACTGATCCTAAATATCGTGAGCGCGGTATCGGAATTTGGGCGAGAGCAGGGGCGGAGCTTGGCGTTTTATCACAAACTGTCCCGGAAATCCCTTCAATTGAACCGATTACGCAGCGCCAAGACGCTCAAATTGCTTTGCTGCAGGAGCAAAACAGTTTCCTAAAGACCATTGTAAACTCGGTAGAAGGCGGGATTAGAGCCGTTGTCGATGTGAATACCTTGGGGGATGCAATAGGCATGAGGTCTGAAAGAATTGTGAATCAGAAAATCCTTTTGCAAGGAGCATTGTAAGCCAATGAAAGAACTAGATTTAATATTGCCAGATGGAACATATATAAGTGAGCGCCTGCCGGGTGTCTCACTTCTTTCTTTTAAGCCTGAATCAGCTAGATTCGAAAGAAATACATCTAATACCCATCCGTTGCGGAACGGTCTTTTGATGCCGAGAAAAGGAAATAAAGGGCGGTATGCTGAGCGTAAAGTTGTTGTGAAACTGCTTATAGATGCACGAAATTCGCAGCATTTTCACTTGATCAGAGATGATCTGTCCAGACTTTTCACAAGTGAAGACCCTTTTTATATCGGTTACACGTACCAACCTAACAAAAGGTGGCTTGTAACGGGTGATGACGGCTTTTCTGTGGATCAAGACTCTAATAAAACGTGGAAAGAGCAAGAAATCACATTGACTGATATCCAAGGGCTTGCAGAATCGCTTTATGATACCTCGGTGCCTTTTAAAATAGGTAAATGGAGTCTCGGCATGAATATGGGTTTAATTGATAATCCTGTATTTACTTTCAAAAACAAATCAAGTTTTGAAGTATACAACTTTGGAGATACAGAGGTATCCCCTATTGAACACAAATATAACGTTGAAATGTATCTAGAGGGGAAAGATATACAAATTTTGAACGAGACTACAGGCCAAAGCCTTACCATAGTTGGCAGTCAATCTAAAAAGAATAAGCTGACTTTACTTAAACATTATGTATTAAAAGGATCGTCAATTATTACAACAAAAGGCTCTTCTTTTCCCTCATTAGTTCCCGGAAAAAACAAATTTAAAATTGTTAATGCAACATATAGTCAATTCAAGTTTATTACTCATTTTTATTACAAATAGGGGGTGAGCCTTATGAGCGTTATGTATGTTATGGACAAGATGAACAATACACCGTATTTAATTCCTGATGTGGACGCGGTATTGACTGATAGTATTGACGGGACAAAGGATTTGACGTTTTCAATCACTCTCACTCCAAACAATGTAATTCCATTCAATGCCTTAGTGGGCAGAAACTTTATTCTGGTTGATGAAATTAAGCACAAAAGCCAACGGTATTTTATTAATGCTCCGACTCTCAGACAAGAAGGTGAGCAGCTGGCAAAGGACATAACAGCAACTCATATATATGTCTTTCGGCTTGGAAAGCACTATATAAGCGGAGCAATCAGCGGCGAAAAGTCTTTGGATGAAGCATTAAAATTCGCCTTGAGGGACAGCGGGTTTACTCATGTAATTATGAAAGATGCTGAAAATATTTCTTCTCAGAAACTTGAGGGTTTTGGGAATAAATATTCGTTGGAATTGATGAGCGATATCATTTCAACTTATTCAGTAGAATTGGATGTTGATAATACAACCATTTACGTCTATTCAAAAATCGGAAAGAAATTAAAGAAAAAGCTGCATTCTGGTGTGAACCTGACGTCCTTACAAATTACAACCTCAGAGGATAACACCTATACCAGAATAAAAGGGTACGGCAAGAAGAAAGAAGAAAAAGACATTCTCGGTGATGAGTCTATATCTTTTGAATCTAAAACAGGTGAATGGTCTTATGATTCAACGTTGAAAGCAGATTACACCAAAAAAATAGGCGCTACCTTCACTTTTTCGTTTACAGGGACAGGATTCAAATTCAAAACACTTGTCTCCAAACTCGGAGGTAAATGGGAATTTAAAATAGATGACCAAACCAAAACAATCTCGGCCTATAGTGATTCTGATCCAAAAGAAAAAACATTTGATGTAATTCGCGGCTTAGATAGCAAAACTCATAAAGTAGTAGCGACGTTCAAAGGGAAAGACAGTAACAACCCTAACACCAAGGGAACAAAAGGCGCAGCGCCGGTCATGTACCTGTTACGCGGGGATATATTTACAATCTATCGTTCATTCAAGAATGAAAATGAGGAATACGTTTTCCCTCCGGTCATCTACATTCACCCGGATGAAAAAAAGTATTTGATCGATGGTAAGCCTTCATGGGCTCCTGATTACACAGACGATTCCATAACAAAAGAAGCGGACATGATCAAGGTTTTGAAAACCAAGGTGAATCCTTACGCTGAAACAAGCTATTCAGTTAACTACAATGAGGTTTTTGAGCTTCTCGAAATTGAAGAACCAGTAGAAAAAGGCGATACAATAGAGGTTTTTGCTGAGACTGCTTTAAACGGTGTTACATTTGAGGATTCAATAAGAATTACAGCCGTTTCATACAATCCGAATGATTTAACACAAGCACCAAGCCTAACGATTAACGGAGGAAAGAAAACACCGGAGGATCGGATTGCAGAGGAGAAGAAACGGGCCAAAGAAACGGAGCGTTCAATCAAAGCCATAAGGAACGAATACGCTGCACAGATTTCTGAGATTAAAAGCGAATTTCAGCAAGCCATTATAAACAGTCAAACTAGTAAGTACCCTCAAACTTTTCCGTTTACACTTCAATATGTAGGTGGTATATGGTCTGTATCTACTGGCGGCGAAGTGTCTACGTTGGAAAAGGAGCTGCTTTTATTTTCTGATGATGAATTCAATGTTAAGTATGTTTCTTCTGAAACATCATCATTATTAAAACAAAAAGGGATTGCTGTTTCCGTAGATTACGAGGGGAATTCAACAGATCATTTTAGAGTGAGTTTTTATCAAAACGGACAGCAAATAAATCCGACAACCTTACCTGATAACTCTAAAGTGACGGTTTTGATAAACGGATTCATGGAGGATTGAGAAATTTATGGTTCAATTAGATAAAAACCACACACTGGACCCTGCCTCTAATCTAGTGAGTACATTAAATGAAAATGCAAGGCTAACAGAATTAGCCATAAATGAGAATAGCAGCAGCTTAAATTCGCATAAAAAAGCTAAGACCGCCCATACGTCGGATCAAATCGACCATGGCGGTTTTTCTTTACGCACATATATCGAAAGTCTCTATAACAGGATGCGAAATTTGATTCTTAATGCTGACGGAACAAATGTAAAAGAGGTCGTCGATGCCCGTGT